CTGCAATATCTAATGAAGATATTAAGCTACCGCTACCATCTGTTAGTTGGTCTGACCCACTAATCTGGACTAATCCTTCATAGCTGTCTTTAATATTTAATGGTCCTAAGTTTCTTCCCATTTTACTCTACGTTTGAACCCCAAGGGTATTGTGAATATGCTGAATCTGTTACTCGCAAGCCTGCTTCTCTTGCCCATTTAGCGTTACCTGCTTGTTTTGTACTTCTATTAAATACAATAGGTGAACGATATTGGGTAGAATAATCAGGGTTTTGCTCGTATGCTTTATTGTTTTCACTTAGTTCTGGGAATGTATTTTCATTCTCCGAAATGTATTGTGAAAGTTTTTCTGCGTAGAACTCTTGTTTATTTTCTACACTTTGTCTTTTTACATTAAATAAACTTCTATCTACTTCAATGGAGTTTTCGCCACCAGTTGGTGTCAATAATCCGTTGTTTCGCGGGCGTATATAAATGGCCTCTAACGTTTCATAGTATGCCGCGTATAAAAGGAAGTCTTGTATATAATCATTTACTAATGTTTCATAAGCACTACTTGTCCATGTATCAGCATCAATCTGTGATAAAATAGAGTTATATAGTTTTGTACCAATGATTCTCTGTAAATGTATGTCTTGTGCTTCGCGAATAGCATTTTTGATTAAAGCAGTATCCAACATATCATTTACGTCGGTGAACTGTCTAAACTTAGCTTCGCTTAAGATAAATGTACTTGTCATACTAATGGAAGTTCGGTTAATGGTTGATTTAATGTTCCTTCTGCTTCTTTATCTGCTTGCTCTATTTCAGCCTCTAAACCAGCATCATCACCAGCTTCAGCTTCTGTAGAAGTAACTACATCATATTCCTCTTCACCATCGTTAAATAGTTTAAGTTGTTGAATACCTAATGTAATCTCTTCTTCGGGGAACATTGCGTTTAACAGCGTTTCAAAGCAGTATAATATATCTTGCTGATATGGTCTTATTACTGTGTTAACCAGCAGTAAATACGCGTCTATCACTTCATCTCTACCACCAAGCTGTCCTGGTGTCTTAATACCCAAAATCATTGGAGAAGTAATCCTATGTGCTGTTAATATTTTTTGTACTACCATTTCATTTACATTGTAGTAGTAATCATCAGCTCCATTTTGTGGGATAGGAGTAATAATAGGTGCGTTTTCTGGAGAATCAACATCCATATACATTAATGAACCTGCATTATTACTTCCTGCGTATTGGGTTTGAAGCATTCTTTCTATTGCTTCTCTTTCTTCTTCATCTGCGTTTGTAAACGTTGTGATTGATAAAGAAGGTGCCAAACCATTTTTAATATTGTTAATGTGGAAGTTATCTACCTCTGTATCTAAATCGATTACTCTTAAAGCACCGACATAATCAGGTAATGGGTAGTACTTCATACCAGGACGATACGGATTATACACGTATACTTGGCGTGGCTCTGTTTCGTTGGTGTGCTCGTTGTAGACAGGGAGGAATGGCAAATCTTTCACGGATTTCCCTGTGTATCTGTATTCTGTAGCCCATTCATCACTTATGTAGTATCCTGGGATTTTACCTCTATAATCTTTTTCTTTCGCTCTTAAGAACGAATAATCAATATGGTATACCTCTGCAATAGCTGTTCTTGCCTTATTCCAAATAACTTCTAAACTGAAGCCACCATATAGTTTATAATCTTGTGCTACCTTTTTGAAAATATTATTCCAAGTCTCTCCGTCTCTATTTGCTCTCTCTAATACGTAATCTGGTTCGGCTACTAAACCTTCACCAACAATACCATCTACAATAGCGTTTACACAAGTATTGTGGATAGAAGAGTTATTATACAACTCTATTAGTTGCTCTGGGAAACTATTAAACTGCCCAAACTTAACAAAGTCTTTTCCCTTTTCTTCTTTGATAAAGACTCTATCTGCTGTTTGTTTGGCTATACTTGAAAACTTAAGTTTATCCATTGTATGTTGTATATGTGCCGTTTTCGTTTGGCGATAAATATTGTGTTATGCTTACCTCGTTACTACCTGAAACAAATGCTCTATCTGAATATAATAGAGTAATAGGTTGTTCTTCACCTGCTTCATCCCATATTTCATTATAGGCATTCCAAGCTGTTGCTACTTGATTCCATATTGCTGGGACAAGATTATTTGTATAAATGTCTACATTATATTGTCCTGATGGTGATGGAACTAAACTACCTGTATTCTGAAATACTAACCAACTATTATAAGGAGTAGGTATTGAAGTAGCTGTTATAACAAACGTTCCATTACTCTCGTCATATGACTGACTAAACACAGCAACCAAACTATCATAATATCCAGAGCCAGTATTAACTGTATCTAAATAAATAGCGTTTGTATTTGTTGGTAATGATTTATTAAACTGTAGCATAAAGGTATCAACAAAAGATTAAGGGGGCACGTTCAAATACGCAACCCCCTTAGCCTTATTTATTCATTTATTATGATTCAATAACGATACCACTAAGTGCACCGCTTAAGCTTCCAGAAATCTCTGAAGCTGGTTCTGGTTCTTGACCAGTGAAGGTTAGTGAATAGCCATTCAAATCACCGAATGCTGTACCAGTAGCACCTGTGCCACTTAATAACTGCATTCCGTTTTCTTGACCTAATAACCAATATCTACCAACTCCGTCTTCCGACCCATTATTGGTTTCTACGATTACTTTTAAGTCTGGATTTTTAGCTAAGACTCTAACTTGGTTACGAGTAGATGACTGAAGTTTAAAGAATACTGCGTTAACAGATTGTTCATAAAATACAGTTCCATTTTCAGGTGTAGCTGAAATAGCTTCTGAAAAGTCAGATGTTTGACGGAATAGTTCATATTTCCATAAACCACCTGAACCACTAATCGTTTGGATTAACCCTTCACTTGCGTCTACGACGCTGGTGATTGAACCAGATAGAATGTATAGATTTTTTATACCACCGCTATTGTCGCGACAGCCTAAAGTAAATCCTGATGTAATATCACAAGTTGACATAGTTTTAATCTGGTTTTAGTTAATATTAGAGGGGAGTATTTCATCCCCTCCTCTATTAAGGGTTATTATTACGCTTGGTCGTTAGACACCCAGAACTCTGGATAAGCGATGTTTACACCAAGTTTAGTAGCAATACGGTGACGCAACTGGTCAGTATTGATATCATACCAAAGTTGGAACTCGCTGAAATCTGACATTAAATCAGTACCAGCAACGATTTGCTTAGCAGGCCCTAATACTACTCTGTCTGAACCATTCAAACCAGTAGTACCTACTACTTTAACACCTGGAGAGAATGGGTAAGCCATTTCCAAGATACCACCTCTGTTATCAACAGATGCTGGGTCGAAGTAGAAGTTATTAGCGTTTCTAAGAGCAGTAACGTAGTTACGGAAACCTTGTACTGACATGAAGAATGTTAAGTCTTCTCTATCTGCTACATCAGAAGATAAGTTAGCTAACATATCATCCATTACATCAAGTGCAGTTGCAGCTGTGATAGCTTGTGAACCTGAACCTGCAGGAACTACTACACCAGCAGTTGAACCAGAGATGATAGAAATAAGACCAGTACCGCCATCAGTACACCCAGCATCACCTGACCACAAGAATGAATCGTTTGATTTCTGGAACTGATTTACTAACAAGTCAGAATAAACTTGTGCAGTTTTGAAAGTAGTGTTGTAAGAGCCTGGCTCTAAATCAGCAATACCTAAGTAGTACTTATCCATGTCTTTCAAGCAAATGCCATCAAAGCTGGTACGTGGACATACTGTGATGTTACGTTGTGAATAAGTTAATGAACCTGAAGGAGTAGATACACAAGTTCCATATTGTACTTGTAAATCAACTTCCATAAGGTTGATTGGTTCTTGGTGCTTAACACCTTCTTTGATTGTCACATATTCCATTGTGGAACCTCCGTAAACAATCTTTGGGAGTAGCTCGCCTGCGATTTCGTTGTTAAACGCCGTTAGAGCTGATACATCTAAAGCCATAATGTTTAGTTTTGTTTGTTTTTAAGTTGTTGAATAGCTAACTTGATTCTGTCAGCGTTAGCAGCTGATTCTACAGAGAAACTCTGAATGTTACTTTTA